ACTTGATTTCTTACAGGAACAACATCATTTGAATCTGGTTGTACGGTTACTCTTATTTGAGTGCTAGCTGCACCATCAACATTTGAAATACTTGTGATATTAGCAGAAGTTAAAATTATTTCTCCTGTTGCATAATTAATTGTACCATAAGATGAACTTGTATATATTCTTGTCGTACCACTTAAATAGTAAACTCTTATGTTACCATTACCATCATCATCTAAAAAATGTTCGTTAGTAGAACTGTCATCATTAATTTTAAATCCTGTTGAAGAAACAATACCACCACCTGATTTGTTATGTTCAGTATGTGGATTATAGAAAGCATTGTTAAATGATAAAGTGTATTTTAATGCTGAACTTAAAGTAGGCGTGATGTATTTGTACATCTTAACTTTTGTAATATTTGATAATATAGATGTATCAGCGTCATCTATCGTTTTTAATACTTCTGAATATCTAAACATACCTGTAAAATTTTCTAATGTATTTGTGTTATAAGTTGATATGGCATTTAATACATTTGTTTGAAGTGTTGATATATCTTTAGTTGTTAAACTAGAGTCATATTTAAATGTTGTAGTTAAAGTTATAAAAGTAGTTTCAGGATCAATAATTACAGGTGTCACCGAAGCAACGGCATATGATTTAAGAGTTTGCACTAAACTTGTCTTTGTTATTTCTGTTAGATTAGAACCTGATTTTGCTTTGATTGATATATAAACTTTTCCATAGTCAGGAACGGCAGCGTCTTCGCCACCATAAACTTGAACTGATTGAGCGTTTGCATATAAACTTTTAACAAGAACTTTATAATCTTCTGCCGTAACCGCTCTATCTTGTGATGTATAATCTCTTGGTGCATTGTACTTGATTGATCTAATTGATTCTGCGTTGTCGCCGTTAGCAGCATTACTCACAGTTGTGATTGTCACATTTGAAAAATTACCGATTGATCCTGATAAAGTAAATGTAGTTGCACCATTTGGTTCAGCACGATTACAAGTTATATAATCTAGTATGACAATATTACCATCAGCGATTGCTTGTCCTAAAACACCATCACCAAAGTAAACTTCAAATCTTCCATCTTCAACTTCTTGTAAAAAATAAACTTTAGATGTAGAATCTAATGCTGTAATACCAGTTGCTAATGTGTATGTATTAGTTGTAGAATCTGAAGCAGACTCTTGAACTTTAACAGTAAGAGTTGTCGTGTCAACATTATCATTTGGTATAATAAATCTTTGATCCGTATCAGAAGTATTTGCTGTGTATTTGTAATTTAAATATGTACCTTCATAAATGTCTAAATTAGAAAATTTATAAACACCATCTACTGGCGAAATACTTACATCAGCATTATTTACAAAAGCATAATTTGTACCATCAACTGTCGTTGTAAATTGTGTTCCTCTTGACATTGTAAGTGTGGCACCAGAAGCATTGTTGACAACAACATCAATTGTTGCTTGTGAAGATGAAGCACTCCTTGGAGTGTATCCAACTTGTTTTGCTAAAGACACAACACTTGATCTTTGATCGGCACTATCAAGATACATTTCATTTGCTAACATATTAGCATTGTAAGCGAGATAGTGAGTATTGTAGGCAAGAGTATCTAGTAATATATTCATACCAGCACCTTCAAAATCATAATCTGTAAACTCGTCTTGTTGTGTTAAAAAAGTTTTTAGATTATCTTTGATTCCGTCAAAGTCTAATTGTGATATATCTAGTTTAGTTGCCATATTATCTTAATCTTTCTAAAAATGTTTCTACTTGTATTGGGGTAGGTGTGTTAACCACATAAAAAGATACTGAAACGGAATATCCGTTTCTTTCTATATTAGGTCTATTAACAACTTCTACCATTTTACATCTAGGTTCGTAATTTTTAATTAATAATTCTATTTGTTTTCCCATGTAATGACTTATTTGAGGTGTTATATTTTCAAATAACAATCCTCTCAAATTAGATCCGATTTCAGGATGAAAAGGTTTCTCATAGTAATTTAAATTAATTAGATTTCGTACACTTCTTTTTACTGACTCTACATCTAACAATTTTTGAATATCTTTTGTAGCAGAATTTTGTTGAAAGTCAAGATTTAAATCTTTATAGATTCTTGCACTTCTTTTACTTTTATTTGTTAGTGAACCAGCGTCATAACTTGCCATATTTCTCTCCTAATACTATTTATATCGTAATTACCCACCTGCATTTACATTATTACTACCAGATGTCAAAGCACCTGCGTCAGCACTATCAGCCACACGAGCACATTTTAATCCTTCAACAAATACCGTTTCACTTCCTGTTTTAACAGTTGAAGTATGATTGGCACAAGTAGGCACAGGTGGAAAAGGATGTGCCACAGTAGAATCAGTTATTCTAGCAATAAGTATTTTATTTGCAAAGACAGTTCCTTGTCCTGGCGTTGCTAAAGTTGTTGTTGAAACACAAAGATGTCCTGTGCTTAAACTATCTCCTTTTCGACTTACTGCTGGCATTTTTTTTTCGTTTCTTTAAATAATATGTTTTGCCTTTTATCTTATAAACTTTTTTAGGTCTAAATTCAGGTTCATAAGCAGTTAGAACCCAATCAATTATCTTTTTAAAATAACTCATTGGAGTGTCCTCCTATATTACTTCTTACTTTTTCTCTTTTTCTTTGCTGGTGGTTTAGTTGCCTTAAATTCGTTGTAAGCATTTTTAGTTTTAGACATACCCTCTGGTGTAGGAATCTTTCCTTCATCAATTAGTTTCTGTCTATTTGCGAAATGTTGCATTTGAACATTATCTTTATCACCACCGTTGTAAGCAACAGCGTGTCCTTCATTCATCAATGTTTCAGCAACATCTTTGCCGTCTATTGTTTTGAAGTTACCAAGAATACGACCAAATTTACCTTTCATATTCTCACCACCCTTTGTTACCTGTGATAATAAAATTGCTTCACCGCCTAATAGCGAATTTAATCTGTCTTTTGCTGCTAAACCAAATACTTTTTCGATTTTGTCGGTTGTTCTACTTTCAGGAGTGTCAATGCCCATAATTCGGACTCTCTCATCTCTAAGCCAAACGCCAAAACCCAAATCCAAGTCAATATCAACGGTATCACCGTCAACTATTTTTACAATTTTGCATTTATACTCGTACATAGTTTTTTTCCTTTAAATAACTAATAATTTTATAATAACTATTTATAAGTGCTTGACGAAATCGTTAAAAAATGATATAATAAGAGTTAGAGTAGTGATGGAGACGGAACTGCTCGGGACGCACGGCAGAATTCCTAGGGTTCTGCCGCTAAATCCTAAAAAAATGAGAACAAAACAAGAACAAATGATTTTTTTCCCGATTTTTTCGTATTTTGCTCTCTTTTTTCTTGACAAATAAGGGTTTTTCCTATATGATAAGAGTATATTATGAAAAAAACACATAAAAACAATGATTTTATGACCTGCGACAATTTGTACACTATACAAATGTCAAAAAATGTGATATTATTATTGTATATTATGAAAAACAACACAAAGGAGAATACATTATGTCAAAAGTAAAACAATATTATATGAACGAGGCAGAAAAATCTGCTGATTTAATCATAGATGATTATGTAAAAGGTGAAATTGACTTTACAACTGCTAAATTTAAACTAAAAAATGTTGAAAATGTTAATTTAGTTGATATTGACGAAAACAACGTTGATGAAGTCTTATTTTATGCAAAAGAAGACTATTGGAAAAAGGCAAATGCTGCTGGGAGATCACAATAATGAAAAAATTTTTAGAATATTTAACTATCGGTAATACTGTTATCGGTACATTGATGATGGTTGGCGCTGTCGGTGCAATAGAGATTGATAAATGGTTACAAGGTGGCGTGATGGCATTGTTAGGTGCTACTATGTTCATGCTTGCTTTGTATTCACAAGAATTATATAAGGAGGCAAAATGATAATTAAATTAGGAGATACAATTAAAGACGAAAGAGGTAGAGAGGGAGAAGTAGTCAATATAGGTATTGCTACTGACAAATCAGATATCGCTGGCGAGTTAGGTTTGAGTGCCAAAGAATACGATACAGAATTAAACTATACAGGTGCTGTATCTTTCGGATCTAACTGGTGTTATTTCAATCAGATAAAAGAAGTTGTTAAAAAAAATGAGTTTGTTTCAGATACAACATGGATGGAGGCATAATGTATATTAATGGACACGGTAACAAAGTTGATGTTATTCAAAATGTGATTGAGAATATAGATGATGGTTTATACTCTAACGCTAAAGATATGTTAAATCAATTAAAAGATATTGAAATGAAATCTACAATCTATGATGGTAAAGTTTACGATTATAAAACAGACAAGTATATTTCTTTTGATGAATTTAAAGCACAACAAGATTCAGATGTTGATATCGCTTTAAATTTAGAAGCAGAAAGAGAGTTAGGTAAATAATGTTAAAAGGTGAAGAAGGATTTATTACAGCAATACTTACACAGGCAGTTGAAGACGCCAAGTATGTAGGTGATAATAAACAAGATATAAAACATAAAGTAGAAGCGATCAATTGGATTATGGGTAATGATCCTCAATTTAATTACTATTGCAAATTATTAAATATAGAACCTAGTTATATTCAAAATAAGATTAAGAGATATAAAGAAGCAGGTTTTACCTCAAAACAAAAACCAATAGTAAGATTATTAGAAAGGAAAAATAATGAGTCAAGATGTATTGGGATATAGTTCTCACGACTGGAGAAAACATACAGATGACGCTATTGTAGTTGCTTCTGATATAGGTATAAAATTAGAAGTAAACAAAAGTAAAGTTATTTTTAAACATCCTAAAACTTCTAAAATAGAAGAGGTAGATGTGTCAAGATTGATTAGAGTATTTGTAAACAACCAAGAAAGTCATAAGAGAAGTGTCAAGTAAAGAAGACGATAAATTATTACAAGAGGCATTTGACGACCTGTATAGGTATGTCATTGTAATGGGTGTGAAGTTTAACTGGCAGATGATCGCTGCCACACTTGTCACAATAGGATTAAGAATATATAAAACGGTACTAGATGATGAAGGATATCAGAAGATGACAGAATCTATATCTAATAGTTATGATGATATAAAAGAATTTAAAGATGAAACATTACACTAAAGGAGGAAAATGAGTTCATATGATAAACAAGTAGGTGGTAGTCACTATAAAGATATGGCGATACAACCATCTGAATTCGTAAACAAGAACAAAATGCTATTTGCCGAAGGCAACGCAATTAAATATATTTGCAGGCATAATAACAAAGGTGGAAAACAAGACCTTGAAAAGGCCAAACATTATATTGATATGATAATTGAAAGAGATTATGG